TTGGGAATACGATTTCAGTCTTATAGAAGACCATCATATCTTCGTTTGACCATTGATCGATTAGATCATTGAGCATATCAAAAGCATCTTGAGCAGCCTCTGGGGTTGGAGTTTCACCCGCTTCTAATGCCCCAATGTCTTTTAATGCTCTTGAAATAATGTCAATCGGCTGTGTCATAACAAATCCTTAAATATTCGGTGTAAAAACTTGTGGCAACCACGGCAATACCGCTTTGTTTTTACTTCTTAATGCCTCTAATTGCTTATCTAGTTGGGCAGTAATATGACACTTTCCATCAATTACGGCTTCAGATTGAATCCAATGAGCAATTAATTCTTCTGTAACGTCTTTAAATGCTATTTTACCTTCTGGGCAGTCAAAATACCAATTGCCTTCAGTTTCTACGCTGTTTTGCTCATCACTTGCAGTAACGTGATATTTAGCGTGAGTAATAATCTCATTCTCCGCAGAAATTTCAGTAATTTCCCATACATAACTCATGCTGTGTAGCTTCCACTAGAAGTAAATTTAATAATGGTGTTTGAACCGTTGGTAGTTATTGTTGGGCTACCAGTTGTTGTTCCTGAATAGTTAGCTGTAGGAACACGAATAATTACCACTCCTGAACCTCCTGCACCGCCAGCAACTCCAGAATTATCTGATCCTGCACCACCGCCACCACCGCCAGTATTTGCAGTACCAGCACTTCCAGCAGTAGCAGAGCCACCGCCCGATCCTCCACCGCCTGAACCGCCTGATGCTCCTGGTGTTCCACGAGACCCACCACCACCACCGCCAGCATAATATACAGATGTTCCAGTAATGTTATTTGATAATCCAATACCACCAGGGCCAGGATAAGCAGCACTAGCACCACCACCAGTTGCGCTTGAACCAGCTGCACCAGCACCACCGCCACCAGCATAAGATTGAGTATTTCCATCATTGCTTGATGCGCCACTTGCGCCTCCAGCGTTTCCTTGTCCTGTAGTTCCTGAACCGCCTAATCCACCACCTGAACCCCCTGAACCACCAACAGGATAAGCTCCATTACCACCGCCTATAGCATTTGTATATCCTGTAATTGATGAATTTGAACCAGCAGTATTAGATGCTCCGCCAGCTCCAACAGCAACAGTTAAAACTGTGCCTGGAATAAAAGTAACTTGTGATCCGCCAATAGTAGTTAAATAGCCACCAGCACCGCCACCGCTATTACCAGCATAGGTATTTTGTGTTGATCCTCCACCACCGCCACCAGCAACAATAAGATAATCAGCTAAATAACTAGATTCTGAAGTAGTGGTAAATTTAACCCATGATCCAGATTGATAGCCTTCATAAAAACCACCGCCATCGGTATTAAAACGCAACATACCCGTTACAGGACTAGAAGCTCTTTGTGCTGTATTGCCTTTAGGAAGCTGCAATTGGGCCGTTCCTGTAAAGCTAGGAGTGCCAGTAACAGTTAAATTATTAACAGTTAAGTTGTTGTTGCTATCGGCAAGTAAAAGCGTTCCGTTAGCAGCAGGAAGGGTTACATTAATTGCGCTTGCAGTATCGGAATTAGTAAGAGTTACTGTGCCACCAGAATTAGCTAAAAAGATTAATTCGCTCATGCTGCCACCCAAGATTTAGATGCTTCATCCCACTTATAAAGCTTTCCATCTGTAGGCATAGCTACAGGCGATTCCCATGTCCAATTTGTTTGATTCATAATCCAAGATGGATAAGGTTGGGGCGCATAAAATACATCGTGTGTGGCATCGTATGAATAACCAATTCCTGCGTAGTTTCCACGCAAAGCTGGTGTGGTTGCAGTATCTTCTACGCCAGTTGTGGGGTTGTAATGCTTATTTCCACGAGTGTTGTAAGAAGTTTGAATCCAAGAACCAGGACTTGTATCTACGAATGTTTTAAAAAAATCGGCTTCAGCCACAATTACTTGTGTTACTTTGCCGTCTACTACTTTTGCGTAATGTGACATTATTTTCCTTTTATGCTGTATATGTACCGCTAGATGTAAATGTATGAATTGTATTTCCGCCTACAGAAGTAACTGTACCGCCTGTGCCTCGTTGCGACCCAGCGTAAGAAATTATGACAATTCCTGAACCGCCTGAACTACCATTATATGAAGTTCCACCATAATAAGCCGCACCGCCACCGCCACCGCCAGTATTAGCCGTACCAGCACCGCCACCTCCTGTGTTTCCACCGTTACCGCCACCTCCTGCTCCGCCAGCACCAGCACCAGTACCAGTAACATATATACCACCGCCACCGCCACCAGCGTAAGTTATAGAAGAACCTGAAATTGTTGATGCCGTTCCTGCACCGCCAGCACCACCGTTAGTTCCTGAAGCGTTACCACCAGCCGCAGAAGCTCCACCGCCACCGCCACCAGGATAACTTGGACTAGCCCCTCCTGAACCACCGCTTGACCCTTGTCCTGAAGTAGGAGAACCGCCAGCGTATGACGAGCCAGCACCACCGCCACCTGAACCTCCATTACCGCCTGTGTAATTGCCACCGCCGTTACCATTACCACCGCTTCCACCGCCAATAGCATTAACTAATGACCCAATAGATGAATTTCCTCCTGCAACACCAGCAGAACTTGAGCCGCCAGCACCACCAGCACCTACAGTAATTGTGTAGGCAACTCCACTATTTAAAGTTGTTGAGCCTGTTACAAATCCTCCTCCACCACCACCACCGCCGCCTCCTTGTGTGCTTGCTCCACATCCTCCACCAGCACCTCCAGCTACAGCTAAATAAGAAGCTGTGTAGTTTGATAATTGAGTAACACTATTTGTATAAGCTAACCATCCTTGAGTAGAGTCAATATATACAAGAGATATGGATTGCCCACTAATGTTAAGGGTTATATTTGAAGTTGATGCTTGTATTTTTCCACCATTAGGATTAATGGTTACAGCATTTGTTGCCCATGTACGAGCATAGTCAGTTATAACTACATAATTACCAGCCGCAGGACTTGCTGGCAAAGTTACTGTAATAGCGGCAGACGTTGTATTTACAGGATATCCATTACCAGCTACAGCAGTAAAATTGCTTGTTTGGACAGATTGCCAAGAAGTTCCACCAGCTACACCTGTTAATCCAGAGCCATCTCCAACAAATTTAGTAGCTGTTAATGTACCTGTAGATGGAACAAAACTAAGCTTTGTAGAGCTTGTGTTTTCGCTTGTAATTGTTCCGCTAGTTGCAGTAGTTAAAGTTGGGTAATAAGTAGAGCTAGACGATGTATTGTCGGTAATAGTTATACCTGATGACGCAGCAGCAGCCCAAGTCGGTACACCGCCCGCCAATGTTAAAACGTATCCGTTTGTTCCAGCAGCTAAGAAAGTCGTTGTATTTGCCGAGGATTGATAGGGCAATGAACCTGTTGCACCGCCAGCTAAATTTGTGGCGGTTGTTGCTGATGTTGCGCTGGTTGCTGTGGCAGCGTTCCCGCCAATCGAAAGACTAGAAGCTGTACCTGTTAAACCTGTTCCTGCGCCACTAAAGCTGGTAGATGTAAATACGCCAGTAGAAGGGTTGTATTGCAGTTTAGTAGAGCTTGTATATTCTGTTGATAAGTTTCCGCTTGTTTGGTTAGCAAACAAAGGATAACGAGTGCTATTTGTAGTGGTGTCATCGGTTACAGTCGCATAACTTGTAGGAGTTGCCCAAGTAGGTGCGCCTGTGCCATTAGATTGTAAAAATTGGCCTGATGTGCCGTTAGCAATAAAAGCCGTAGTTCCCGCAACACTTTGATAAGGAATTTGACTAGCAACCCCACCCGCTAGGTTTGTTGCAGTTGTAGCAGTTGAGGCTGATCCTACGGAAAGAGTGCTTTGAGCTACATATTGTGGAGCAGATGCACCAGCAGTCAATACATAGTTTGTAGTGCCTAAAGCAAGGCTAGTAGTTGTGCTAGAAGCCGATTGATACAATAATGAGCCTGTTGCCCCACCAGCTACGTTAGTTGCCGTAGTTGCACTAGCGACTGCGCCACTTACGATAGAACCTAAAATTGAGGTAATCCAACTAGGATTTGAATAGCTACCTGTTGTATATACGCCATTAGTAACTGTTCCAGCATTACCTGTAATACTGATTCCCCAATTACCACTAGCGTTTGTGCCTGTGGTAGAAGGTGCGCCCACAGTATTGTATGAAACAGTTAACGCAGAAGCACCATTAAAGGTTGACCCAGATGCGCTTCCTGAACCGCTATTATTAAATGTAATGCTATTCGTTACACTTCCTGCACTTGTGGCAGATGTTGCAGTCGCAGCATTTCCGCCAATACTTAATCCTGATGCTGTTCCTGTAAGCCCGCTACCTGATCCACTAAAAGAAGAAGTAGCAGTAATAGTAGTACCAGTAACTGCGGAAGCAGTAGAACCGCCAATAGTTGTACCATTGATTGATCCTCCTGTAATTGCTACGCTATTTGCATTTTGGGTTGACATCGTGCCAAGACCGCTAACTTGGCTATTTGATATTGCAATAGCAGTAGCAGATAAAGACGTTAATTGACCTTGTGCATTGACTGTTGCTAATAATGTGTTACTAGACGAACCATAAGAACCGCTGGTAACGCCTGTATTGGTAATGCTAAATTGGTTTGAAGAAAGCGTTAAACCTGTGCCTGCGGTGTAAACAGCACTACCTGAGAATTGAACCCACGGCATCGCTGTGACGTTGATTGTTCCCGTCTGTGTTGCTGTGCAAACCCAACCTGTGTCAGATTGACCGCCATTTAATATGACTGTATAAGCACCTGGCACTTCTGACCATACATCCATATCTGTAGAACGAGTCCATGCAGATGCAGATGCGATATAAATGCCGTTATATTGGCTTAAAGTTTGATTCTTGACGAGAACACGATCACCCGCTAGGGTAGTGTATCCATCAATCGTTTGAAGCCCTGAGAGCGTTATATTGGCTGTTGTTGCGACTTGGCAAGCAGCTTTAGGGCCAAGACCTTGTGCAACTGTATCGACATAGTATTTATTAGCAATATCAGTAGAGCCTGAGGGCGTGGTGCTAATTTGCCCTGTAGTGGTCGTAATATTGGTAAAAACGCCTGTAGAAGGGCTTGTAGCACCGATTGTAGTGCTGTCAATCGTGCTATTAGTAATGGTTAACCCTGACTGAACAGGGTTAAATGTGGCGTAAAAGGGCTGACCTTGACCTATGAACGTATTAAACGTGCCATCAAGATTAAAATACGCCTGAACAGGCAGGAGATTCTGGGTTACAGAATCATTGATTCCAGCCATAATCTACCTTTAGTAGGCGATACAGTTAACTAAAACTACATCTCCAGCAGACATATTAGCAGCAGCACCTGTTGTAACAGAATAGCTAGTAAATGTGACTGAGGTTGCTGTGCTTCCTGTCAGTTGCAAAAATAAGCTATTTCCATTGGTTACATCAGCAGCAAAAGCCAACCAACCATTAGGGGCAGTAGGCAAACTAATTGTTCCGTTTGCTGCGCCACCTGTGCCAACTACAATTTTGAAACAAAATGTATTAGATGCAGTAATTGTTGGGTTTGTACCGAATCCACTAGAAATAGTAGGAAGGGTAGAAGAAGCTACTAAATTATTGCCAATAGACAAGCTACTTGCATTATATGGAGCATATAAAGCATTTCCTGCTTGACCAAAAAGACCCAAGCAGTTGCCATTGGCATCATATTCAGCTTGAACTGGTAATAAATTGATAACTGAACTGCTTGCAACGCCTGGGTTTGC